TACTTCATATTTGGATTTATGCAAGGGGAGTATTTTGAGGTTACTCCCCTATACATTTATAGATTATGATGTTGTTAGGTCGAATACTCCACCTGAAGCACCTTCATTTCTAGAGATCAAAGTAAGTTCAGCTAAAAGCTGTCTTTTCTCTGAGTCACCAGTTTTTGAAAGTTCATGCATAGTAAAGTCTCTTAAGAACCCAACTGCCCAGTAATCCATGTCTAGTACTAAAGCGTCTCTTTCTCTAGAGAATCTGTTAGGTACTACTTCAAGATCACCGAAGTCAGAAGAATACACATCGATTGAAGTGTATAAAGTCTTATCTTCAGAAGCATCAAATCTTGTAGATCCACCTGTGAATCCTGAGATCTTTTGCTTATTGAAAGGGCCTACCATGATTACAGATGGGTTACCACCTGAGTTCCATGTACCTTTGATAACGTCCTTCAACATAGCTTCTGTTAAGCCTCTTTGAGTTCCGTCATTTCTAGCGTCAGAACCATCAGCAGCTGTTGGAGATGATCCATCGGCAGCTAAGTTATCATTTGTTGCAATGAAAGCTCCGATTGAACCAAATTTTCTAGCAGTTGATGCGTTACCAGCAACTCTTGCTTGGTTAGTTAATAAAGTAGACTCGATGTCTCTTTTTAACTCTTTTGATTTCTTAGCTATTTGGTATGCAAGTTCACTTGCTCTACCAGCTTTGTCTACTGCTTCTTGTGTACCAGTAATTACAACAGTCTTATCCA